AATATATTCATTATCGTCAGGTGCCGCAATCGATACTGGAAACTGTAACTGTTGATTAATAGAAACTTTGGCGGCTGATAGTTTTGACTTAATGTATGTAGTGTTTTCACCACTAAGATCGTTTAATACCATATAGTTTGCCGCATCATTATATCTTTGACTGACAACAAAGTCAACTATTTTATTAAGGTCAGTAGCAGATGTTGTAAGAGGATTTGAAAGCAACTTGTTTATAACACTGATCAAAGTCGGTGCTGTAGGCGTAAATCTTTGTTGCAGTCTAACATTCGATCTTGATGAGAGAACAGCGGGAGAAGATTCGTCTACAAGAGATAGGACATTTGATCTTCTGAATGCCTGTTTAAAGTTACCAGTATTTGTGGCAAAGTATCCTGAAATAATAGTATTAATAGAATCTTGTACGGCATTTAAAGTTAAGTCTGTGAGTTTTGGGTTGAACTGAAAGAACGTATCCATTTCAACAAATGTTTGAACAGGATCTATAAATCTAATATTGAAAGATACAATAGACAGTTGTGTTGCTAGATCTCGTATTGCTTGTTTTGTTGTGGCAATAGTTTCTGTAGTAACATCACTCTCAAACAATATTGATATGTATACAGCACCAAACTCAGGATCTACTGCCACTTCTCCACCCCATGAAGCAATGTCTTGTATGAGAGTAGAATAACTCTGAAGTATAAGTGATGAGTAATCTTCTGCCGTGACCATACGGTTTTGAGTAGCATATCTGAAAGGCGCATTCTTACGAATAGATTCTATGCTTTCTTTCTCTTCACCACCAATAGAGTTCACATATGTCACAACATTAATATCAGAAGTTATGTTTCCTGATGTGAACTGTGCTGAAGGAACAAACACACTAGCACCATTAGCAACAGCACCTTTTACTGATAGGTATTCAACTTCAATACGATTACCAGCACTAGGAGCAACACCGAATGTTACACCATCACCAAAAGATAGTTCGAAGTATCCGTTAGGAGATTCTTTTAGAATATAGATTGTTGAGTTGGCACTAAGAGTGGTAGCACTTTTAATGTTTTGATATGTAGTAAAGTCTGTTGACGTAGCACTTGTGAATACTTTTATCGTAACAGTATCCGCATCAGCCGTTCCATCTGGAATAACATAAACAGGGTTATCTTCGTATTCTCCAACTAGGAATGTTTTTGTTTTCAGTGTACCTTCAAAGATTGGAATACGATTTGATCCAGCGTTTGTTTTAAACTCATAGAAACCTGTGCCATCATCTGTAGCAGAAAAGTTTTCTACATTCTGGAAGCTGTATGTCGCATCATCTACACTTGAAGTGAATTTGGTGTATGCTGGTAGAGTAATAGTTTGCTCACGGGCAACAGCGGTTGAGTTCAAAGTAAGTCTAACCTTTGCCTGAGATGATGTATCAGTGTCTGGCACATATCCTATACCTTCTGATAGGGAAACAACTGAACTTCTTAACTGTGCAGTCGGAAGGTATGATTCATTAAGAGCAAAGTTTGCTATAAGAGCATTGAGATGTGTGTTGTAGGCTAGAACATCAAGGATGTTTGAAAGACCTGATGCCTCAAAGTTATAATCTTTAAACTCATCTTTATTAGCAAGATAATCTTTTAAATTACTCTTGATATTGTTAAAGTCTAAGGCTGATGATTTAATCGTTGTTGCCATGTTATCTTAACCTTGATAGGGAAGTCGTGAACGTCACAACTTCTTCTGTGTTTACAATTTGAAACTCTATTGTTATTGATATAGAGTTTCTTTCTTCTTGATAATTTACATCAATAGCCCTAATAATTGCTCTTGGTTCATAGGCATTTATAGCTCTGACTATATTTTCACGTGCATCATCTTCAATATCGTCATCGGCTAATTCGAATAGTAGTGCTCTTATATTTCCACCAAAGAAAGGCTCGAATGGCTTCTCAAAGAAGTTAGTCATAACAAGATTTTTTACTGACTGCTTAACAGCCGCCGCTTCTTTCTTAGTGAATATTTCGCCATTAGGTTTAGCAGTAAAAGATAAATCAATATCTTTATACTCAGACTTTCTACTTACTATTAAAGCAGACTTACTGAGGTTGCCATCCTCTCTTGATAATACTCTATTGGTTGCCATAAGTTCTTCTCTATTTTACCTTTATTTATACGATTTTTGCGAAGGAAACATTAAAACCATTACTCCAAGTTCCAGCATCATCTGCACCCGCTTGTCTCCATTCACTCTCATCATAGTGAATAAATGTTGAATAGCCACCAATACCGGGGCGAACACCACGTGCCTTTGCGTTTCTGACCAGTATCCTAATGTAACGTTGATACAAGATCTTATTCTGTGAAGGATTGATACGAACCCCGTCAAGCAGTAAGAAGTGATCTGCCGCTTCACCAACAGGATGATTATTAGTCCCACTATCTCTTTTCGCTCTACCACCATTTGATGTTATCTGTGCTGTGTAACCTTCACCAAGCTCTCTCACTGCTTCAGCAATGGAGTCTACTATTCTTTGATCAGGCCAGTGTATTCTATCATTTCCTCTAGCGTGGGTAACAACATTGTCAGTTGGTGGTATAGCAGATTTATTTCTTGCACGTTCCTCTAAAGTCTCTGTGGTTTCTAATAGACATTCGATAAACTCACCTTCAGATAACAACTGTCTATTATATTCAGTAGATATTTTTCTTCTGAATGTGCCTGTCCACTGATCATCAATGTCTGGCATGACTATGATTAGTCTTGAACTCAATACAACCTGATCACCTACACACTCTAAAGTGTCATAAGATAGGATCATCTCATCGAAGAAACTAACGTCCTTTAAGTATTCTGCAATATCAAATAAGTCTAGGTTATTTGGCTTACCGCTTTTATCGATTGCTTTATAGACTACGGCTTTTCCTTTAGCCTTTAGATCATTTATACTATCAGGTGTTATTATTTCCGAAGCACTTGGTCTATAGACGCCCTCAGATACTACTAGGTTGACACCTCTAAATCTTTCATTGTTAGTCTGTATTTTTTTAAGTATAAGTGAATGAGCATACAAGTTCTTAGCAATATCTCTTTTCACTGAAAGAGACTTTATAAACTTAAGGTTTGTAGGGTCATCAGATCCTAAAAACTTGGCTATAGTAATATTGTCAGACAACTTAGTCTTGATTGTAATATCACCTTGTCTTAAAGGATTATACTTATCTTCAGGTACAATACTTAGAGAGGATATTTTGGTTATAAATGTTGCGGAAATCTCTGGTGAGTAAATGTTTGCTGGCATATTACTTAACACAGGAGTAGATTCCTGTCTTACCGTTCTACCAGTTCTCTCTGGTAACGGGTTGTTATAATCAGAACAAATGATATCTTCTTTTAATAGTTGCCCCACAAACTGAGCATTACCAGAGTTAACAACATCTCTTAACTTTGATCTGGCCTGTCCTGTTGTCATATAACCATTAGACACGCCACTATAGTCATTGGACTTATCAATGAAGTTCTTAATGTAGTCACCCTTGTCAATGATTACCTTACGAATACCGCCAGCGGCCTTTAACAAATATGTAAGAACCTTGGTTGAGGTTGGCGTTGTGATAGAAGGAGTTGCCGTATTTGTAATAGCCGCACCAGCCGACCCCGTAGCATTTTCAGCATAAGGCTGAGATCTAGTTGATCTTGATGTTTCAGCAACGCCATTCAAATCTCCATGAAATGTAGGAGCCTCAACACCTTGATCAAAGATAGCACCATTACCCACAAAGTTCATTGCAGTGCCGCCTATAACCCCTGTGCCGCCTTGTAGTGTCATGTTGTTAGCAGAGGCAGTGAAGTTATCGGTAGACATATTAAGATAGTCTTCTGATGTAACGTCCATCGTTCCACTTGAAAACAAACCAACGTTGCCATTGATGTTATAATCCAGATTACCTTTGACGTTGTGTTGATGACCACCCAAGAATAAATCTGTAACCAAGCCAGTAGAGTATGTTGTTATCGGTCCTGTTACAGATGACTGTGATCCATTACCTACGTGCTTTTCTTCAGACCCTCTTATAGTTTCAACCTTATTACCGTTCACTTTAACATTATAGTCTAGGCAATCAACATTGAACTCTCCGACAACTTTAATGTTTAGGTTTCCCTTATAGACTAGTTGTGCGTCTCCCTCAACGATAACTTCATTAGAGCCGCCAATGACTTCTACTTTTCTTTTCTTGGTGCTAATAAGAATACTTCCATCAGGAGTAAGTTCAATACCACTACCTTCTGAATGCTTGATAAGAATACGTTCATTACCATCAGTGTCATCTACTTCCCATATATGACCCTTTTCTGATTTAGATACTTGGTTCTTACCATAAACAGAAGAAACTTTATTACCCGTTTCCAACTCAACGTCATCATACTGAGCGAAAAACTCTAGGTCATTTCTGGCAACGCCTCTTGCTTCCTTGGAAATATTGCTTGAAAAGAAGTAGTCTGTCTCTGGATACTGACCAGTAGGATCTTCTGGACGATTTTTAGATTTACTTGAAACTCTAGCATCTATAAATTCCTGAGGAATTCCTGAAAGGTTATTTGAATATTTACCATACGCCATATTAGTTTCCTACATATCCATCTACCAGTTGTTTTTGCGTCAAAGGTGCAGTCGTATTGGGATTATAATCTTTTATATTCTCTTTACCAAATACATTCTTTACATTAAGAGATACGTTCCACCAAGGAGATTCAGTGGTTCTTATAATATCATGAATCCCAAATACCTGAACCCCCGGCTTGACATTAAATATGCTCTGAAACATCTTTCGAATAGTATTCATCTGTGCAGTACTAGCCATATAGTTTGGTTCTTCAAGAGCAATCAATATACTTCTCTCTGAATGATCTGGCACACCACTATAGTAAAATCCTGTTCCTTTTATATCTACTGGTCTTCCTCTGAAAAGCACACCAGCATAGTTGATGTAATAGTGTGGCTCGAACCCTTGATCATATTTATCAACGTATAACTGATGCCATTCTTCAACTGTCGTTGTGCTACCATCGACTGTGGCAAAGGCTTCTACTATAACTTCAGTAACTTCTCTGGTCATATTAGCAAGTTCAGTTTCTAGTTCACTTATGTCTGCTATAGGATCAAATATCTTTGAGTTAATATCTGTAGTTGCTTCACGCCACACATTGTTGTAGTCATCGGTTCTTTTACTTGGTATATGCACTGAAACTGCGGCTGGTTCTAAAACTGTGGATGCTCTATTGTCTATTTTCAATATAACATTTTTTAAATCAGCATCAGACTTATCAGAATATTTTTTTAATATTTTAACAGCATTATCAATATTACCATTATTTTTTGATGTGACAATATCTTTTACATCTTCAGGTGGAACGTTATATGTAACGTCACCCTTTTTTGCTACTGAGTTTAAAAGAACTTCAGTTGATTGAAAAGTTGTCTCTACCAAGTTTTCTATTGTGCCATTAAATCCAGAAGAAGAGTTATTCAGTACTTTAGATCTAGAGTTGTTTTGATTTGAAATGGCATTGATTACTTTATTACTTGTGCCTTTTTTAGTATTTAATACGTCCCCTAACACGTTGTCCAAAATATCATCTCTGGCAAGTTCTGTTGATACATTATTACCGACAATAGTTTTTACCTCACTAGATGAAGAGGTTGTTGTGGATTTAACAACTTCAGCCAAGGCTTCTGGGAACGGAGCACTAACAGCCACGTCAAGAAAACCATCCGAAGACAATCGACTATCTCCTGTGATTGTAGTCAAATCTGTCTCATCAGATCCCACATCTTTTATTAGATCAGACGATTTAGCACTTGGATCTAATTTGACAACACCTAAAGACTTTTGTATCTGATCTGGCACAGATCCTTCGACACCAGACACGATATCTCTATCGGCACTGGCTAAAGATTGAAACCCACCAGAGGTTGTATTATCAGGTTTATACTTAAAACTAACAGAAGTATCATAAATTTCTCTCAGTTCTCTTGTAGCACTACTAGAAGATTGCTGGCCTAATAGTCTACTTAAAGCATTCATACCATCTTGTAATAAATCTTTAGAGGACATTATCTAGCTCCTGACGATAAGTTAGAAGATAAAGAAGCTATCAAAGTTGCTTTGTATTCATCATAAGCCGCTCTAGCCGCCAACGGTCTTGATCTACCACTATTATTACTATAGTTTGCTGGATCTGCTCTTTCAAATATGTGAAAGAAGTGGAATGTGGAATTTCTATCATCCTTATCTCCATCAAAGTTAGTTATATTCATCTCATTACTTAAATGATTCCAACAATCATGTGGTACGCCTGTCTTCATATCATATATTAAAAACTTTAACTGTAGAAAAAGATCGTAGGGATCTTCGTTTAAGTCAGAAGCATATGCCTCAACTCTTTGCCATCTACCCACTGCCGTGTTCCATTGAGCAATACCTCTAGAGTCTTCTGAGCCAGCCGAAACAGCTTTAGGATCAAAGTTGCTTTCTATTTCTAGGTTACCGCAAACACCAGCCGCTGATTTTATTGGAAGGCCGTTACTAATCAAAAAGTCCATGACCAAAACTCTTAACTGTCTTATTTCAGCACTACCATTTTCATACATCTGACGTTGTTGTTCAGATACTGTGACACCTTCTTTACCAATGTTTCTAGAATCAAGAAGATTTACTCTTCCAGATTCAGCCGCCGCTTTTACTTGAGAAGAAGAGGGCTGTTCTATATGACTCATAGAACCAATTATCATAGGGTTTTGAGAAGCTTTACCGTCCAAGAAGATCCCAAATACTAAAGCATTATTCTTCAACTGTGGTATTCTACCTACACCAGATACTCCACCCTCTGTAGTAGGTACGACTGTTTCAGCCCAAGGTAGAAACTTATCTTCAACTTCTTGAGAGTGTACACCAAATATTCTTACTTGAAATCTACCAGCCTGTTGAGGATCATTACCATTAATAACTCTCGCAACAAACCACCTATTATTATCGCCATAGTATTCATTCATTAGAAATACTCCGACCAGCAAGTTTACACAGATCTAAAGAAACGTTATGTCTTCCACCAGCAACATCTAAACAATGGCGTTTAGCCATTATTATGAATCGTCCAGATCTCTTCTCATCAATTTTTCCTCCAACAGCATAGGTTATATCATTTTTATATACTTCCATGGATATTTGATGCCCAACACAAGCTGCAATATTGCTCGTAGAAAACAATAACCCCGGAACATTTATGTTATATTTGTTTTTTAGCAAATGTGCAAAAACACTTCTTTTAGTCAATTTTAAAGTTTCACTTCCTTCGTAGGATTCTTGATCAAATCCATTAGCATCATCATAGGGATTGGTGACTACTCTAGTATGTATCTTTGAATTAAAATCAGTTATTTTGGATTGATCTATTTTTTTAGGATCTGATATAAACTTACTATCAAAGGCAATAAAGTTTTGATCTTTTGGAAGTAATTCTTCTTTTATTAACTTACTGAAATGTCTGTTCATATCCTGATGATATTGAATGTGATTTCCCGTAGTTGCATTAATAGATTCGTACTGAGACCCCATTCCACCTTCTAGTGCTAGGTTTAAAGTATTCTCTAAGAGACCTGATTCGAAATGTGTTATGTTCGTAGCTTGAGATTCTATGTCATTTTTATTGACGTTTTCTTGATCGTAAACGAATGGTTTCATATGATTAAAGGATTGAGTATTAATAATAGTTTCAAGATCAGTCAAGTAAAAGTTATCATCTACTATAGATGAGTAAAAGAAAAATGGATAGCCATTATCTGTAGACATTTTAGACAATACAGTTTTAATAGCAGTTAGTGGATCTTGATAAGGAACAATGTATCTAAAGGTATTTTGTACAGATTTAACTTTGCTTTCAATAATAAGTTCTCTACCAAGTTTATCTTTTACAATATTTTCTATTATTTGCTCACCAGTTCCTGTGTATGCTTTACTAAACTTGTTTAAGTCGTTATAGAACTTTATATCTTCAACCAAAGATAGTGATACCATTGAAGAGTAATCATTAGACTTTACACTATCAGTAATTTCCTCTACAACAAAAGTTTTAGTTATTATATTCGAAGATTGATCTGGAGTTACAAAATCTAATACTATTCTTTCAGTTCCATTAATGTCTGCTACTCTGTAGATATCTTGATCGTCTTGAAGAATAATATTTCCACTTAAAAACCCATTTGCTAAGTTTTCATATATATTCATTTCAACAACAATGCCAGATCCAGAGTTTCTGGAAATTATTAATGGCTCACTGAATCGTTCAGACTCTATTCTAATACTAATTAACTTTAGTTGTTCTGCTGATACTATATCTGACATATTAACTTCTTAACAGTTTCTGAAATTCGCTGTTTACTTGAGATACAACATTAGGTTTAAATATGTTTATTCTACGCAAGGTGTCATTAGATTCGATAAGACGATCCAGATATGTAACTGGAGTATGACTTACAAACGCTGTTCTGTTTTCTACACCACCACCAGAAACTATAGTTAAATCAGATTCTTCGCCATTTGCATTATTATAGTGATGAGGAGCATTATACTGATCAAGATTACTATGTATTATTAAACTTCGAACAGTATCATCATCCCATAGCAACACATTTGGTTGATTACGTTGAGAGTAAATGGTTGTGCTGTTAGGAAGACTAAAACTTGAAAGTACTGAGGTTGCTGTAGCCTGTGTTCCATTTGCAATGTTAGGTTCTGATATAATAACTCTGGGAGCACTTGTGTATCCTTCACCACCTGTTGTGACTGCTATAGATTGTATTGTTTCTGAAACCTTGACTTCACTACCATCCAAATAGGTCATAATTGCTTGCACAGTTGCACCTGTTCCACCACCCCCAGATAGGGTTATAGTAGGTGGTGAGGTGTAACCAGTGCCACCATTAGTCAGAGATATTGACCTAACATCAATAATAGGCTTCACTGTTATCTGTCCAAGATCATAGTTCTTCTCTATAATCTTCCCTTTGAACACTGTGCCAAACTCATCAGAGTTAACACGATCCGCAACAAGATCTCCAATGTAAAACTCTCCATGCATTGCCGCTGTAGATTTTAATATTCTATTAGGATAATATACTTTAGCAAGATCATTTATTTTATAATTGTCCTGAGGCCAACCTTGTATACGCAACTTTTCATTTAACAAAAAGAAGGTCCAATACAAATCAACATTGCCATATAACTCATATGAAAGAATATCAGGTCTTGATGCATCATCAATATAATACTCTTCATAAAACGTTGCGTCATCTGCTATCTGATCGACAAGATCTATGTAAGCAGTTAAGTTTTGAAATGCTGTATCAGAAGTCTCTGTTCCAAAATTATAATCAACAACTGGAAAGTTTCTAAAAAATGCCATGTTAAAATCCCGTCCCAAACGTATAATCTTCACCAAGTGCGGCGGCTTCTTCTATAATATCTCTTTTGGTCAAAGGTCTTTCTTCAACAAAGTTTAGTGACACATCAGTTTCTTGGAAGTTACCGTCTTTATGAAACGCCATCCCTGTTGCGTTATAAACAACATCAACACCTTGTAAAAAGCATGGCAATATTCTTGTAGCAACTTTCTTCTTATCATAAAATAAATTTATTTTAAATTTACTAGGAAATCTAAGTGCCGCTTCTAGTACATCGTCAGATGTGTCAGGATACATTTCTTCTCTAAAAAACTGAACTATTCTTTTTACTTCTTCTGCTTCTTCCGCTGAAGTTGGTATCATTTTAAATGTAAATCTAAACTGTCTTATACCAATACCTTTTAAAGTAGATCGTCTATTAGGGTTTATGGCTATACCAGTTTCTGTTTCTATCGCACCTTGTAATTCGGGGCTTATCTTACTTGCTAATCTAAGTCCAGCAACTTGAGCGGCTTCACTTTTCAAACCTTTATTAAAAGCTTCTTGTATAGAAGAAAAATCAGGGAGAAGATTTCCAGCCATTGCTTTAGCAATAGCTCCACCAGATCTACCAGCCGCTATTGCCTCTGCCGCACCACGACCAACAATGCCAAGATCTATTCCAGTATATTCAACAGTATCTTGGAACTGTAATGCTTGTGGTAAATATAGAGAAGCCTTACGCCCAGCACCAATACGTGGTGGAAGGTTTCCTCTTACAGTTTTTTGCACACCCGTAAAAGAGTTTTGTTGTGCTAATTTATTAGGATCAGCATTAGCATCTGGACGTGGTAAGCTTTTTTGAACTACATTTGCACCTTCAACTAGCCCGTTAAACACTGTCTCAGGTAAAGTTCTATACGCTTCTTGAACTGCTTCGAAAGTGATACGTCCTTTATATCCATCATCTTCTAATGGAAATTTAAAACTGCTTTTAGCCAGTTCTTTATTGCCAGTAGCACCATAGCGTTTGTAATATGCCATTATCGATCCTTGATAAATATAAAAAGTTACTATTATTTATAAGGTATTTATGGCATATTCAGGAACCTATAGGGTTAAAAACCGCACCAAATATAGTGGTGCAGTCGATAAAGTAGTCTTCAGATCTCTTTGGGAGAGAAATGCTTTTAAATGGTGTGACGATAGTAGTGAGATTGTTGCGTGGTCTTCCGAAGAAGTTGTCATTCCTTACTTCTATGAGGTAGATAAGAAGTACCATAGATACTTCATGGACTTAAAACTTACCTATAAGAATGGTAAGACAATACTAGTTGAGATCAAACCAAACAAAGAAACATCACCTCCAAAGTTTAATGGCAAGAAGTCTAAACGTTATATTACTGAAGGTATGACCTATGTAAAGAATATGAACAAATGGGCGGCGGCTCAGAACTATGCCGCTGATCGTGGTTGGGGATTTCAGATATGGACTGAGAATGAACTTAGTGCCATGGGTATCTTACCTAAACCTAGAAAAAAGATAGTTCCGTTAAAACCATTAAGAAAACCTAAGAAAAAATAACATACTCACCCAACTCAATGACCTCTCTTTAATTATATACACATAATTATGATTCGTCAACCCCTAAAATAGATATAAATAACAACATGGCTAACTTATTTAAGAACTTAGAAATAGAAGCATTCAGAGCGGGTATCACCCCTAGAACAAAAGAGTCTAGGGAATGGTTCCGTAAACGCTTATCCAGTATGGGTAGGATAAATCAAAAAGAACTTATGACCTCAGACTCAGTAAAGCTTGCTAACAAGCAACTTGTAGGGTCTATGCAGATGTTCTACTATCAAGCAAAGCATAGAGACAAGCTTCCTTACTTCGATGCCTTTCCTTTAGTGATTGTTCTTGGTCCAGCGGAAAAGGGATTTCTAGGAATGAACTTACATTATCTTCCACCACCATTGAGAGCAAAGTTCTTAGATGCTCTTATGGATATAACTACTAATACAAAATATAATGAGTCCACACGCTTTGATGTTACATACGATATGCTAAAGGGTGCCGCTAAATACAAATACTTTAAGCCATGTGTTAAACATTATCTAACAGCACAGGTTAGAAGTAAGTTTGCTAGGATACCAGCACCTGAGTGGGAAATCGCAACCTTCTTACCGACTGCTAGTTGGCAGGGTGGTTCTGCTTCACAAGTGTATAAAGACTCTAAGGGAATGATTTAATGTCCAGCATTGACCAGTTAAAAAGTTTAGTATCCAGAAAAGATGGTATAGCACGTCCAAACGTGTTCAGAGTAAAGTTCCCATCTATCCCCGGTGCTACCTCAGAAGAAGTAAATCTTCTCTGTAAGGACGTTGTACTCCCCGGTAAGCAGATTATAACCAATGAACGTAGAATTGGTATGCAGACGCACAAGGTTCCGTATGGGTATGGTGTCTCAGATATCTCTATGACATTTCATGTGCTAAACGATTATGGCATCAGAAAATACTTTGATGTATGGCAAAGCCTTGCTATAGATCAGGATGGACAAACCGCTGGATATCTTAGAGGTAGAGAAGGTTACGGAAAACAGATTGTTATTGAACAGTTAAAGAAGGGCATAGGTCTTCCTATCTATTCTACACCACTTGGCATTCCAAAACTACCTTCAGAAATACAGAATAGACTGCCTAAGTTTGGTCCTATTGATCTTGCCCAAGGTCAGTTTGACTTAGACTTTGTAACAGGGGATGATGTAATATACTCATGCACATTGTTTGATGCATTCCCTACCACAATGAATGACATTACCTTAAACAGTGAAATGGATGGTGTAGTAGAATTGAACGTACAACTATCATATACAAAATGGATTCCGAATGAAGTCGAATCCGCTAACAATATTGAGAAGTTCTTAATGACCCAAATTGGAACAGCAATAGGAAAGATATTTAATTAAAGGATTGAATTGAGATGGCACTACCTAAACTAAATGATAAACCAAAGTATGAACTTGTTATACCTTCGACACAACAAAAAGTTAGATTTAGACCTTATCTTGTAAGAGAAGAAAAGGTTTTAATGATGGCAATGGAAAGTGAAGATCAGACACAAATGTTTGAAGCCATTGCTGATACCATTGAAGCCTGTGTTGATGATGAAATAAACAAAACGGCACTGACTAGTTTTGATGTAGAATATATGTTTGTTAAGATTAGATCAAAGTCTGTAGGAGAAAATATAAAACTCACACCTAAGTGTGGAGAATGTGAAGCAGAAAACGAGGTAGAGATCCCACTTGACGATATAACTATAACTTTACCTGTTACAGATTTGATGATTAAGTTAACTGATGATATAAGCATTAAGATGAAGTATCCATCGTATGTTGAAATATTAGATAAAGAAATTTTGAATGCGGAGTCTGCTACAAAACAAACATTTGGTATGATTTTAAAATGTATTGAATCTGTTATGACTGAAGATGAGAATATGATGTTTAAAGAAGAAACAAATAAATCTCAAATGGATTTTATTGAGTCTTTAAGTTCTACGCAGTTTGATGAGATACGAAAGTTTATTGAAGGAATACCGCAAGTAAGTTATGATGCATCATATGAATGTGTTGGATGTAAACATAATAACGAAGTCATGTTGAGAGGCATGAATGATTTTTTTTAGTATCTCTTTCTCATGATAACCTAGTTAACTATTATCAAGTTAACTTTCAGTTAATGCAGAACCATAATTATTCGTTAGAAGACGTTGAAAATATGATGCCATGGGAAAGAGAAATATATTTAGCTATGTTAATTGAACAAATAAAAGAACAACAAAGAGAAGCTGAAAGGCAAAGGATGACTAATGGCTGATACTAATTTCAATGATGTTGTAAAAGCAATAAAAGAGCAAAATTCATCACAGTTGGATACTACTAATTCTATAAATGCACTTAATGATACTATGCGAGAACAGTTTAAACTTCAGGCTCGTGGTAAAAAAGATGAAGAAGAAGATAGAAAAGAAAGTAAAAAGGCTGGTAGGCAAAGCAAAAGTGGAAGTAGCTCTGGAGTATTAGGATCATTTAAAGATGGTGCTGGATTTGGTGCAGGGTTTGGTATAGCTGGTATGTTAGGTAAAATGGCTGGAGCCGCTGGAAGACTTATAAAGCCTATAGTAATGGCTGGACGTTTGTTACTAGGACCAGTTGGCTTGACTTTAATGGCGGCTTATGTTCTATTTAAAAACATTGCAGAAAACGAAAACTTTAAAGCTACTCTCGCCGTTCTTTCAGAAACATGGACAAAGTTAAAAACAGCATTCACTGATTTAATAAGTGTATTTTCGGCGGCTAGTGAAAATGAGGGGCTAAACACACTCATAGAAAATGTAAAGAATTTTATCCCAAGCTTTATAAAAAATGTGCAAGATATTGTACTAGATATAGCGGCAACACTTGCTGAATCTATATCAGGAGTAATAGACACGATCAGAGCGTTAATAGAAGGAGATTTTAAAGGTGCTTTTGACTCAATCTGGAATGTTATTAAAGGTATCGGAGATTTTATAACAAGAACAGTAGATAATATTATACAAATGTTTTTACCGACAACAGAAGATGGTTTTATTTCCAAGAAGTTTTTTGAGGTTTTTGATATGGTTGCAAACATATTTGATAATGTTAAAGCCAAATTAATAGAAGGTGTAACACTTGTAGGAGATAATATCTTATTGGCTTGGGAAGCAGTCACTAATTTCTTTTCAGATGAATCAATTCGTGGAGCCTTTGCCTATGTTAAGGATGGTATTTGGAATAAGATCACATCTTTTACAACAATGTTAGTGGATGGTTTCAAAAATGCTTTTTCACTATTAACATTTGAAAATCTTATTGCTGGAGTATTAGGTGCTGGAAAAGGTTTATCAGATATATTATGGTTCCCTATTAATACTGTTATTGATTGGATAAGTAAAAAGTTTGGATGGAGTGATGAAGATGCACCTAAGTTTAATTTAGCTGATAAAATAGGTGAATGGGTCACAGCGTTTGGAAAATGGTTTGGAAGCTTCTTACCTGATATAGGACAAATAGCCAGAGACTTAACTGCAAAATTATTAGGGTTTTTACCTGATTGGGTGGTTAAAGGAATGATTAAAATGAATGGCGGCGATCCTGACTTATTTACAGTAAAGGATGGTGCGATTAATAAAAAAATCGTAGTTGAGACCCCGCCTCGTAATCCTTACGCAGAATTAATGGGAGATCCAAGATTTAAAGGCATAGGAACTTCAAACTATGTTGTGGATACTTCGACAAACTCTGGAGACAATATCTCTATAACAAATGTAGCACCGCAAATGATACCTTCTATGTCGGCAGTAGATCAAAAGATTTTGAACCAACAAAATATAAGAGCTTTCGGTTTTTACTAAAAAAGGATGACCATTTCTGATCATCCTTTCTAAACAAAGCTCCTCGGCGTTAGCTGGTGGCCTCGTTTAATCTTCTGCGGCTAGTTTCGCAAAGTACTGCATCGTATCATCTTCTTCCATAGATGACTCTGCCGTTGCCGTAACTGGTGCTGGTGCAGATGTAGCAACTGGTGCCGCTTTAGTATTCGGCTCACCCCATGGAATATTATTAGCCAAATCTTCTGCCTGTTTCCTTGTAGAAGGTGAAGACTCTCCAAGAACAATAGCCAAACGAGATTTCAACTCATCATAGGACTTATAGTTCTTTGGATCTGTCCACTCAGACATATCGTGTTGCTTGTTATAGATGGCCTCTAGATCATCATCAGTGCCAGCCATTGCTGACGGTGCCTTGAATGAAGAAGCATCATAGTTAACGTAACCTTCAACCTTACGGATCTTTACTGTAAAGTCAGCACCCTTCCACATATCAAATGGATTGATAGGTGCTTCATCAGGAAACTGTGGTTGCATTGTATCCATGATCTTATCAAAGATCTTCTTACCAAAACGATACAACTTAACTTGTCCTTCGTTCTCAGGGTTAGAAGGATCAGATAGGATCTGAATGTTTGCCATGTAACGTAAGTTACGCTTACGATCACGCACTGTAGACTTAGCCTCATCAGAGCCATCTTCATTCCACAAACGTGAGTTTGCTTCTGCCAATGGATCAGGCATACCAATAGAAGTAAGAGACTTCTCTACATACCACTGGCCTGTTGGTCCTTTAAAGAAGTGATCCCAATAGCGAACCCAAGGAGTAGGCGCATCAGCCGACCCCGGAAGGAAACGAATAACAGCATAGCCGTTACCAGCTTTATCTCTGGAAGGTTGCCACAATCGTTCATCGTTACGATTGTCTGTTTTCTGTTCACCGCCTGATGCGGCTTGTACCATAGCCGACAAATCTGTGCGGCGTGTTTTTAGTTCTGCGAATGACATTTATTATTCCTTTGTATATTAATGTATGTCTTTGTATTTTGTGTTATCCACCTAATCATTATATAATAGTATTTATGATTCGTCAAGTCTTGATGCCAATCCAAGCAACAAGAACGCTTCTTTCTCCTTTCGTTACTGGTGTTACTTTATGAAACCTATTTGATCTGAAGAAGATTGTCTCCCCAACTTCTAAAGATGTTTTTATTTCTGTGTCTAGTTCATCATATATTATAAAGTCTCCACCTTCTAAATCATTTGACACTTCCATTATTGTAGAGGTAGAGAAAACTCGTGATTTCTTATCATCTCCAACTTCGTCTCTATGTTTAACAAAATGATCATTCACACCGTATTTTAAATAATCAAACTGAGTTACTTTATAATCATCAGGGTCTAGTGTAACATCCCATATGTTAATCATTTTCAAAAGGATGTTACATATATCTGGATAGTGTTTAGGCATTATATTTTTTTTAATTAGTGTAGATCTTGTGTCTTTGTCTACAGACCCCTTGCCAACATCATTAACAGGGGCATCTTTCCATCCAGTATTTTCAGATTGCATATCATATAAAGATTGTAGTTCAACATCTTTTCTTTTTAAATAAAGTTTCTCCATTAGTCCACAGGAAGCATAGCTTGCTTTGGTAAATAGTTTAGCACCATTGCTTCTGCTTCTAGCTTATCTTTTATTGTTGGAGAGATGAACTTACGCACATCTTCCAGTTCAACTGCAATCTCATCGCAAACGTGTATAATTGCATCCATGTAAGATGATTTATGATTTTTTACTGTTTTTTCTATTAGCACCGTGAACTTTGTTTTTGTCAACATATCTTCTTGTGGTTGCATTATCTTCATCTTCCATTTCTATGGTGTAAGTACCTATATCGGGATACCATATCCCTACTGTTCTTTTAGGAGTTCCATCAGCATAGTATGCCATGCCTACACACTTGTAGCTTACCAAGTGTTGTCTCTCAGATCCCCATCTACTATCCATGTAGATTCCAGTTCTAAGATAGTTCTGAAGGTTAGCCAAGTAGACCTCTTCGACTGCATATGCGGATTTCTCTTTTACGTCTTTAGAGTTTTTCCATTTCCTTATAGACTGCATTTTAGCTTTAGTATTATTAATCCATCCTCTTACTCGTGGTGGAGCAAAGGGATCTGTATCAGGTAGGTTTCTGATCGATTGATGAACCGAAAGTTGTTTAGAAGGAGCTTTCGCTTCTCTAGCCTTTGCTAGACGTTCACGCAACTCTTCACGTTGCTCTTCCGAAAGTTGTCTCTTTTTTCTAGCCATTACAAAATCTCCATAATAATATTATACCACAATTATTCAATGTTGTCAATCTTCGTTAATCTTTAATATTTCTGTATCTCCGCTATCAAGTATTTTATTTTTAATATATCCCTGATCACACAAGTAAATAATAGTCTCTTCTATTATCTCTTCCTTCTTCTTGTTTGACCACACATATCCCATCATAAAAGCGCACAAGCATAGTAATGTAAGTATGACCCACTGTGTAGTCTCAGGATTATCTAAAACATAAGTTAACATATTTATCTACCTTTTTTAAATCGTTACATATTAAAGAGTCGGGACCACCAGTGTTTTTAGAAACTTGTTTCCAGTTTGAAAGTGTCACTAACTTCTTATTATAATGATAGGCTATCTGTTGTCCAAGACCTTCGTAACCTAAACATAATGTGCTATTTCGAATCGTTTCGAAAACATAATCTATTGACATTCTATAATGGACTATTTTCACAGGAATGTCAAGGGTATTAATATAACTATCTAAAGTATCTTTATTTATAGGCATTTTATCATGCTCTACTGGAGCGAGATTATTCCAAGGTGTCCACACACAAAGATACTTGTGATCTAAAGGTTTTTCTTTAGTTACTAGTTTAGGATATCCTATTTTCTTTGCAACTATATCAGCATTCTCTTTACGCAAAAAGTTAACATACTTATGAGCATACTTTTCAAGTTCACATATTTCAACTTCATATTGAATACAATCGCTGTAGTTATCTAACACATCATAAATGTTTTGTTCATACTCAAAAGAATCAGGCCAAGCATAGTTTTCTTTATCAGAAGATACCACATACTTTACTGATATTTTTTTACCTAAGATATATTTTATAGATCTGGCATATGACATAGTTCTTATGATATCACTATAGCCGTAAGAGTTTTGGGTGATGATAGTAAGCCCATCATCACCTTTTTGAAGCTTTATGTCTTCTTCTAGTCCCACTCATTATCCCATTTTGTGGTGTAATGCATTACTTCACCGTAGTACTCTTTAGCATATTTAGGAGCATCAGTATAGAAAGGATTGTAAAGTTCTAACTCCTCATCCTTCTTTTTATTTTGCTGACGCTTTATGCCAGCCTGTTTTCTTTGTTTCAACATTAACGTATCATGTTGTTTCTTAAGTTCGTCAACGAATGTATTCATACCAACCATTATCCTTTAATCGATTCTTGAAAAGTATACACTCTTCACTACTTAATGTCAACTCAGTCTTCTTACTTTTGTTGGCAAACTCACGTAGGGTAAACATACCCATTCCATTACTTACAAGACTATATTGTTTGTCTTCTTGTTTATCGTTTTTAAAGATCAACTTAACTTCACCTTTGGCTTTGAGTATAAATCTCTACGCTTGCTGTCGCTCAATCTTCGAGATTTATACCACGCATTATTTTTAGACATAGATCCTGTCTTCACAACGCCAGACCTTTTGATCCTATTGATAAGCCTTTTGATATCCTTCATGCCACGGCCTCAAAGCCGTGGTTAGCAACAACAAACTTATTGCCGTTGAATGAGTCGATGATAATATCACCAACAGATACTGAATGCATCCTGTCGAAACGAGTGATGCTATCCTCAGGACCAATGTTACCAACTTCAAAAACACCATGTAAGTTGTCTGCTTCAATGTCAGCAACGTGCTTATAAAAGCCCTCATCAAAACTAGTCTTAGCAAGATTAGCAATTTGTGTGCCACGAAAGTCCATCATCATTGCTTTTTTTGCATCAAGTGAAACATCGTCTAGATCTTTCAAATGCATTTGGTGTAGTGCGTATTTCATATCGAATCACTTTCTTTATTACCTACTACCTTTATAGTATAAATAGAGGTGAATGTCAACCCTTGTGAGAGAAATAAATGGAAAATTTTAAAACTATAATGATAAGAGTCAAAGGTAATGATATATCTGAAGCATATGCACAATATTGCTCTAAATCTTGGATGGGGTTTAATTTAAGATATTGGGATGCTGTCACACCAAACACTCTCTCTCAACAATCAGGATTAACTTTTGGTAAAAGAGGAAATGGTGCAGAACTTACTGATACTGAGAAAGCTTGTTTCTATAGTCAATATCGTCTTTGGAAAAAATGTGCGATTGAGAAAAAACCTATATTGATTTTAGAACATGATGCATGGTTACAAAATCCAGCCCCTATAACCTTTAATCCAAATTTACAAGTTCAGTATTTCGGGCAACACGCTATGGAAGCAGTGATGTTTCATCCAGTGTTCTGCCAAAAAATATTAGATCACGTATCAAATAATCCTGTTACTGGACCAATGACTTTAGTTGATGGCTTGTTGGGCTACTTTAAAGTTAAAGAGCAAAGTAGATATGGGTTACCTCATGCGAGATATATGGGAAAGTTGGCACCAGTACATTCTGTAATAGATCCTAGTATAGGAACCACTGTTGCTCATCAATCAGGAACTACTGTAGATAGATTAAAAGACGATGAAGATTTGTTTAGATTGGTAAATGTTAGAAATAATACCCAATAGCCATAAATCTTGTATAGTTATCTAGTTTTTTCCTACCTTTATAAAGTGTCTGAGTTAAATTATTCTGTTTAGCTAATTGATTTTCGCTATCGACACAGTTTATATGCTGATCTTTTATAGCCCTATAGTCGTTAGATTGTAGAGCATACGTAGGTCCATACACCGCTGGTATATCCTTCATGTGTTCGCAACTAGTATTGATTATCAAATCATAAGATTGATGGTCAGAAAACTTTGTAGCATCCATAGTGATACTGCTATAGTTTTTAAATAAATTGTTAACTTCAAAGTAAATATCTCTGTCCCTGTGACAATCTGTATTATTATCTAAAAAGTCAAAGTGTTCAACGTCACAGTGTGTTGACATAAGTTCATATAAGAGTAAAGAGTTCCAACTCCCTAATACAAGAACTTTCTTCCAGTTCATATTAACATTGGATATCTCTTGCACTAGCCAAGACTTACATTCTATTTGTTTAGGTCTGAAACTCTCTAATAATTCTTTTGCATCTATTTTACTTTTGATCATAGCAAAACCTGTTTCAGCTACTCTACCTAAAACTTTTTCATCTATCATATTGTCTCTTTCAATATAGGAATCAGATCGTGATTAATCTTTGATAGCCAAGTATCTATCTCATATTCAGCGCATTGTTTAAACCTCTGCCGCCGTTTACTCATCCACTTAAAATCAAATATGATAAGTTGATTACCATTTCTACTCATATTGGCTTTGGCACCGTTGTATTTGTAAACACCAACATCTCTGAAGTATCTATAAACATCTATAATTTGATCTTCTATATTCATTCCACTGTAGTTTTGTTGTAGTAAATCTGGCCCATAATACTCTAATGTAATTGAACGATCTTCTTCATTATAATCCACAAGTCTAGGAGTCCATGGCATATCTTGAAACATCTTCATATATGTCACTTCTGATTTCCATCGTCTATGTAAAAACAACTCTTTCTTATCAATTCGATTTCCACTACACGACAACCCACCATTAATGTAATGTCTTTTAATAAGAGTTTTATCTTGATTAAGATATAAGGAAGCAACAGTTCCTAACTTATGATGATTGTGATGTGGAAAGAATGGATACCAAGTCATTGTGTCACTACTGTTTCTCTATATTTTGAAAAAACTTTTTCACGTTTGGGTTTAGCATTTCAGATATACACACTCTGTTAATATCATCATCACGTTTACAATCATTATATCTATTAAAGTAATCCAAACCAAATATCACAGTACTTGATGGTATAAGGTTATATTCTTCGCATACTTTTAGTTGTGCATTTCTATATGTATCATATGCCCAATCAGGGGATCTATTTAAAATCAAGTCAAGATGTAGGTTTGCCTGTGTGATTAATGGGTAGTGCCATCTGTCGTAATGTTTACAAGGGAAGTTATCTTTAGTGAACAGCATACCAACCCTGTGCAACCCTGTCCCAAAAGTTTTGGAAAGACTAAAGCATACGCTGTGAATGTTTCTAAACTTTGAGAAGTCAAAATCTATGCCACCACAGATACCAAAAAATGCACAATCTACGAATATAGGTTTATTGTACTTGTCGGCAATCTTTAGTAGTTCCATGGCACAGTTACCCGTAGCACTGAATGGATGGCTGACAACTATACAATCAGCCTTAGTCAAATCGTGAGTCACATTCTTGTTTACTAATTGATGATAACCATACTCTCCTTTAAATATTCCTATAGTCTTATACAGTCCATACAGTTGATTAAACGCATCTGTTACCCCAGATACGACAACAGGCGCAGTGTTATCTACGCCCTTCACGGGTTGATTTGAACTGTGTATCCAATCGTAGTAAGTGTCCCTAAATTCTTTATATTTTCGGTAGTCAATAGGGACTGCTATATCAATCGGTAGTGCCTGTCTACTGTAGAGCAACTACTTCTCTTTCTTTATAGAATCTATTTCAGCATACCGCTCTTTTATTTTCTCTATCATCCCAGACGTAGCGTGACGTTTAACGCACTCATTACGCCACGCCAGCATCATACCCTCATACTTATCACTTGCATCAATAACAGCATCTGCCATAGCAACTAGATCATCCCAGACTTTAATTCGTGCATTTAATTCTTCTGGTGTGGGCATCATACTTGGCATTTCAAATTACTCCTTCACCCATGTATCAAATTCAGTGCCTTTCCAGTGCCAACCCTGAGACATTTTATATACCTCATATGCCACAAGAACTTTATGAGGTTGACCAATGTAGTTTCCATTGTCCATATTCTCAATTAACCAATCGAAGCTCTTACCGAAGTATTCACTCCGCTTATTGAGAACAGTCATTGCACCTTTAATTTTCATTCGAATCACTCCTTATTACTCTTATAGATTAGCATACGTTTAACTTGATGTCAACCCCTAACATTCATAGAATTTGGATATCGACCTTTTTGTATACTAAAATTCTTTTTGGTTTCGTCTACAGCAAAGTTCTTAGATCTCATATATTCTTCAAACGGTTGTTTGTAGTTTGCTCTCATATCAGGATGAAGCAGATAAAATTCCAAGAATACTTCATTTCTTAGCAAAGGAAATATTGTCTGTATATTAAAATGATTATAGGCTCTATGAGAATAATGCATGAATTCACATAGTAACATAAAGTTATTAGTATAAAATTCGTCAGTTCCTAATCCAGAATATAGATATGAGTTAGGTATATGTTTACTTAAAATGAAATGACTTTGAGGTCGATACTTACCAAATTCAGCATCAGTAAATCCAGCCTTTTCCATATCATCCCATGCTTCATTTACTTCAGCATCTGTTTGATCTAGGATAATTTTTGTTGGAACATCTAAGTATTTTATTCTATCATGTAAAACATCAAGGTTCTCATTACCTTCCACGCAACATAGAGTGAACTTTTTATTAGAAGCATGAAGAGCCGTTGCTATAGTTCCACTATCTGTGCCACTCCCCATACCAAGTACGGGAATGGCTTCAGATGGATAACATATATCAACAGCATATTCTATAGCTTTAAAGAAGTCTGAATAACTAGTTTTGTAATTTACCACCAGCCTTTTACCATACCAATCGTCCACATTAAAATAAGACCAACAATAATAATTCCGTATACATAATTTTCTAGTAAGTTTTTCATTATATACTCCGTATCCACTTGAGTTCTTTTTGAAAGTCTTCGATCATACCTTCAGTGGCCCAAACAGCCCTTTGGCCTTGATCAGAAGGATCTTTCTCTTGGGCAACTAATAGTTGACTGAGATTATTTTGACAAGCCTTGATCCAGATTAAAACTTGCTTTTCCATTTCAGATGGTCCTTCAAGCATATCTCCCATGTCAAGTTTGGCAGATTCTAATGGTTGATGAATGTCTTCTATCCGCTGTATCATTATTACACCATATCCATAGGATCAGTTTTAACAAAAGCGTGTTGTGGGTTTTTATATCCCATGCTCTCTACTTCATCGAAACCATAGAGAATCATACCTTCTAGCAATGGATTTTCGCCCTTCTCATACTCAACAAGATCATACCCTACTGGAATAGAACCTTCAAAACTGTCAATGTCGATTTTCATAACTTGCGCTTGCATAATGATTCGCTTTCTATCTTATTACTCCTATAAGATAGCATAAGTTTAACTTCATGTCAAGTGTTATTTTTAAGTTCTAGAGTCCCAATGAGTTTTACTTAACTCTCCACGAAGGGCTGTTTCTCCAGTTTTACGCACTTCAGTATAAACTTTGTGCGTTCCATCAGTCCTAATACCATTGGTTTGCTTCTGCCACAATGGTCTTAGTGGACTAGTTGCTCCGGGGTCTGATGGTGAGTTATTATACTGCCAACCAGTTGCGGCTCCAGCACCATTAGTTACATTTACAAATGCCATGATTGTTTCCTCTTAATATCTAATGATTTTGTTTGGCGTTTTGAAGTTTTTCTTACGCATTATTGTTTTCATCACAACATCAAACTCATCATTACGTTGGTCATACGTGACTGCAACAGGAATGTTCAAGTCTTTCTGAATGTCTTTCACAACAGCTTCAGCACCCGCTATGCCCTTCAGAGACTTGCCCTGCTTTGCATAGATCTTCTTAATGAACTCTGCTAGTTCTTTGAGCGTTATACAAGGATTGTTACGCTCATCACTCATACGATCAGCAAAGTGTCTGGTGAACTTGAAGTCAATATCAAACTTCTTAAACAGTTGATCAACAATCTTTTCGAACTGTTGTATCTGCTTCATGCCTATCAGGTCACACTGTGCCTCTGTTAAGTGTTGTTTGAATGACAGCATTACCAATCAATTCCTTTAGGAACATATTTAGTAATCTTCATACGGATATCTTTTTCTAGTTTTGCTACTGGTGTCGGTGGTTTACCTCTACGTTTGACATAGAAGTAGTTCGCATCTACAACATACTGTCCACCTTTACCTGACTTAGCAAGATTGCTATCAACACCAATTTTATTAAATGCAAACGCTATGTCTCCATCCATATATTTACGTAGACCTTTACCCATATTGAGAATATCATTCATAGTAGCAGAAGCCCCTCTATGAGTATTCACTAGAATATCTGCGGGAACTACACGTCCTCTCTTAGGGTCTTTGTTCTGTGTCTTTGCAACTTCAATATCGTTTACCACCCAAACAATGTGGACATTCTCTTTAGGATATCCGATAGCAGATACTTGTCGTGTAATCTTCTCTAACTTCTGCAAGTCTTTTAAAGTCACATCAAATATTATATTAGGTTTTCTATCAGGTGGCGCAGTCATTATAGAAGTATACAAAGTCTTCATTCGCCTATCATCAAGATTTAAATAGTCACCTACAATAGCATGAAGTTTACCAACATTGTCTTCATTGCTTAAGTTAGATCCTATTTTTTTTATGTCTTTACCTAAGTCTTTCTTCACACGCTTTTGAATCATAGGAGAAGCAACTGCAAGTCTTTTTAGTTCATCTACATCAAAAGTATAACCTTCAATGCCTACCAGAGTATCCTTCACAAAACCTTTACCTGATCCAGCACCACCAGCCATGATAACCACGTTACCAAACTTAGGATAGGCTTTACCACCAAATGTAATAAGTTTCTCTAATAGTTCTTCGTACTGCGCTTCGATATACTGTTCCCTGATAGGATCAGATACCTTTACACCATCTACTAGTTCGTCTATGAATGAAGAAAAATTTTGCATTACTTTAATCCCTCAGGAAATAGTTTTTTAAGATCATCAGCATTATCTAAACTATATTTACTCTTTGCTTTGGTCAACATTCTTCCTTGTAATCTAAGACCAGCCGCTCTTGCTGGAGTTTTCTCAGGTTCAGTGTTAAAGAATAACTTACTACCAGCAAATCTAAGTCCCATTTCAACTTGAACTTCTGCTTTTAATTCTGGAACATCTAATCTCAAAGGATTTTTTCCCATGTAAAATAGACCAGCCCCACCAACTTGAATATAGTACACACCTTTTTTATTATAGTGATTAACAATAAACTTCGTTGACATTTTAATATTGGTAGCAATCTTGCCAGTAAGACCTTGTTTTTTTAATTCGCCTCTTGCCTCAGTAGATACTTTTATAGGAACTCCAGATATATGTTTAGTAAACTCTCTTGGCTCTGTTTTTCTTGCCGCTTTAATGTAATCATTAATGGCACTTCTTTTAGAGTTAGCCGCTTTAAACATAACATCTAAATCGTCAGGATCAAATTTATCTCCAACAGGACTAAACACACCCGATGCCATATCGTATCGAAAAGATCCACCACCCATTTGATCTTTTGCTGATGCTTTTATTTCTATATTAAATGGTTTACCATTATAAGTTGCTTCTATATCACCAGCACCTTGATTGCTAAAACCAGCACCGGGCTTATCTCCTACATTCAATCCTCTTATCTTTGCGCTTTTCATTGCAGTATGAACTTTTAATTCATACTGAAGACCCTTTGATCCAACGGTCTCGTTCAAATAGTTAAGGAATGATTGCATAAGATTCTACTCTACTGTTTCATTGTATTTATAACACTTTATTACTTGGGATAAAAGAGATGTTGGGAGCCGTTTGGTTATCACGAAACTCCCAACTTAAATCACTGGCACCCAGCTTTCCGCTATCTCTGTAGCGTAGTCGTAACCCAGATAGGGGGCTATTTTTTTGTGGTAGTGACACCACTTCAAATCATTGGGGATTGCCCCCCAACTAGAGCCAGAACAACTGGCACACGGCTCTGGTGGTCTCTACTGGACTCGAACCAGTAGCCTACTGCTTAGAAGGCAGTTGCTCTATCCAGTTGAGCTAAGAAACCTATAACTATTAATTTGTAGAAGGTGGGGTCTGGACGTAGCACACGTCTCCATTAGCGTCTTCTAAATAGACTTCATTGCGATAATGAGGTTTTCTACAACCTTCAATAACTTCCCACGTGTAACCATTGTTAGCATTTTCCTGTGTAACAGTAAAGAACTCTTCATTCTCTGCCGCCCACAAACCTAGCATTAAACCGAATAACATTTTATTTCCTTTTTAAACTCCAAAACTTTCTCCACACCCACAACTGGCTGTGGCATTTGGATTAACCACTTTTAAATAAGATCCACCAAGTTCATTCACATAGTCTATAGTGCAACCAAAAACAAACATCTCAGCCATAGGATCAAGCCAAAGGTTTTCTATGGTAGCGTCTTTATCTGTGACACCCCACTCATATTGGAAACCAGCGCAACCACCACCCTTTACGGCTAGTGATACGTTTGGTTTTCCGACTTCTTTCATATATTTCTTAGCATCATCAGTAAGAGATATACTAGCCAAAACTATATTCCTTTGGACCAAAATGATGCTCCAGAACATCAATCTTATCTTGAGCGGAAGCAATCTTGTCGAGTTCGCTATCTACTGCTTCAAGAATATCAGAATGTTCTCCGATACCAACTGAGTTCTCAAAGTATATCTTAACATTAGCTTCTGCTAATCCAATGATACCTTCGTAATATTTTATTAAGCCTTTTCTAATGTGAACTTCACTAGACATTATTATATATCTCCCTAAGATATTTATTTTTGGAATGGAACGTTGTAACGCTTGCCATTTAGAAAAAACCTAATAGTTGAATGACTATAAGTTTCTATATTACTGTTCTGGTATACTGTGATATCGTTACAATGTACTTCAGTCTTATATCCAGTAACCCTAGTCTTCTTACCATTCTCGTTTGCAATGATGCCACCAATTACTGCACCAGCCGCCGCACCTTTATCTTTTTTAGTAGCGGCCTTTCCTAGTAAGCCACCTAGCAGTATACCCGCCAACAGATCTCCACCGCTTGCGCCTTGGCTTTGTTGATATATAGGAACGTTTACATCTTGACATCTACGTTCAGTTACTGGAACGGATTGAGTCACAAGCTTGGTGTGATCGTAAATTTTAATATTAGTTACGTCACTTGCATGGGCTGGACTACAAAATCCTAAGACCATCAAAAATGCTAGTGAGTGTTTCATAATGTTCTCC